GAGCAGAATCATTTGGAATTAAACAAAAAATATCCTTAAAGACAGGATTAAGACATACAATTGATTATTATTTAAATGAATACAAAAAATAAGTTATGAAAAAAACAGACAAGGTTTTAGTTACAGGTGCAAGTGGATTTATAGGTTCACATTTATTAAGATTATTATATGAGAAGGGTTACCGAAACCTTCGCTCAACCTCTTTCAGTAGAGATTTGAGAAACGATTTTGAAGGAACATTGGAAGTAGAACACATCAAAGGTGATTTACAAACTGCAGAGTTTTGTCAGTTAATCAGTAAGGATGTGGATGTAATATTCCATTGTGCAGCAAACACATCAAACGCGTTAGATACTAAATTCAATCCGTTATTACACGTTACACCAAACGTAGAAATGAATGTAAATTTATTAGAACAAAGTTGGAAAAACAAAGTTCGTAAATTTTTATTTATTTCATCAAATACAACATATCCAGATATGGGTACTGAATTTTGTACTGAAGATATTAATGTTCACGCAACTCCAATGTTACCAGTTTATAAAGCAGTTGGTGGTATGAAGAGATATGGTGAAATGTTATGTGATTTCTTTTCTAATCAGATTCACGAACCAATGCAATGTTTGATTGTTAGACCTTCAAACGCATTTGGACCAAATGATAAATTTGATTTTGAAAAGTGTCACGTTACTCCGGCAAATATTCGTAAAGTAGCAGATGGTTTAAATCCAATCCCAGTTTGGGGTGATGGAACGGAAGTAAGAGATTTACTACACGTTGAAGATATGGCAGATGGGTTTATCTTTGTAGCAGAGAATAATGATACATACGATATCTTTAATGTATGTTATGGTGAAGGATTTACAGTAAATGAAACACTTGCAACCATTAAAGAATTAGATGGTAATACTAACCCAATTGAATTTGTAAATAATAAGGCACCAATGATTCCAATCCGTTTATTATCTTCAAAAAAGATTAATGATTTAGGATGGAAACCAAAGAGAAATCTAAAAGAAGCTCTAAAAGAAACTATTGAGTGGTATAAAGCAAATAAACATTTATATAATCCAAATTCAAAACCATAATGGATACAAAAGGTGTATTGGGTATCGGTTGTTCTTTTATGTGGGGTGAAGGATTATATTTTTATAGTAATCTACCAGATTTACCTGCTTTAAAAGAATATCATCGATTTGATTACACCTTAACTGAAGACCACATTAAGTTTAAAGATGAAAATAGATTTTTAAGAATTATAGCAAATGAATACAAAATGTGGGATATTGCTAATAGTGGAAATGGTGGTTCAAATGTAAGAAATATAGAAGATTATGTAAATGGTTATTTACAGAAAAGAGTTAATCTACCGATAACAAAAATAGGATTAATAATATATCAATTTACATCACAATATAGAGATTATATAAATCAAAGTCATACTAAAGAAGGTTGGTTAACTGGTGATATAATGCCAATAGAACAGCAAATTGAATTTGTAAATAATGAAATTACTAAATGGGAATCGGAAGGGGTTAAAGTTGTAACACTTAGTTGGTATGAAGAATTTCCAAATCATCCACTATATCAAAAATATTTTAAAGATAGGCATGTTGATATAGAAATAGATGGTGATACAAAAAATTCATTTGAATACTTTCTACATAGAGATGAATACAATGTAACAATAGCATCTGATTTTGTATCACAAGGATTACAAAAAAATGATATACATCTTAATCTAAAAGGGCATAAATGTGTTGCCAAATCAATAATTAAAAAATTAAAAAAAGATAATTGGCAACCAACAAAACTAATTTAAATTAAAAAAATGAGTACACCACAATTTACACCATATGTTGATGCATTGACAACTGCTATGAAAACTATTATGCAAGACGAATCAACTATATTTATTGGTCAGCAAATAGTTTATTATGGAAATCCAATGTCAAAAACAATTGAAGGATTACCAAAAGAAAAAATGATAGAAACTCCAGTAATGGAAGAGACTCAATTAGGTATGAGTTTAGGATTAGCTATGGCTGGTCATAAAGTTGTTACCTTTTATCCTCGTTGGGATTTTTTAATTTGTGCATCAAATCAATTGGTAAATCATTTAGATAAAATTAAGAAAATGTCAAATGGTCAATGGAATCCTCATATTTTAATTAGAGTAGGTAAGGGTTCAGATAAACCATTAGACCCAGGTCATCAACATAAAGGAAATTATATAGATGAGTTTAAATCAATGTGTCCTAATATAGAATTTCACGATTTAAAGACTTGGCAAGACGTTGAATTATCATATAAATACGCAACTGAAAATATTGGTATTCATGTATTAGCAGAATACCCTGAATTATACTATGCATAATACGATTGATAATTTTCACGCAGTTTATGATTTCTTTGGACCATCTGGTTGGATTCCAAACGCGTTTAATTATTTTTATTCTTACAAATTTTTTGAAGAAGGCGGGGAAGTAAATAGTTCAGTTAGTGAACATTTTTTTAAAAATTATTTACAACCACCCGTTTACAATGCAAATTTAAATTTAAATACAAATTTATATACTAAATTATCCTTTAATGAGTATTATGATATTAGAATAAAAAGTAATAAAAGTTTTGTATATTTAGTAGAACCATTTGGAAGTTTTTCACAATTTTTAGGAAAACAAACTCAATTTTCAGAATGGAATTTTATAGATTTTATATCAACCCATGCATTAACGGAAATAAAAAATACACCTAATTTTTATTTACATATTAATTTTTCAACTGAAGGTGTATTTGAAGAGCATTTAATAGTGTATTTATACGAATTGTTTAAAAAATATGAAATTCCTGCTAATAAAGTTATATTCACAATTTCTAGTGTTGATATTGAGGAACTACACAATAAAATTTGTTTAGAAAATAATATTACTGATAAAATGAAAGTAATTTATTGGGGATGGTCATTAAGAATGAAATCATTAGAAATGCAACAAATTTTTAATGGAGTAAAGGATAATTTTTGGGAACATGTTAATAATACAAGTACTATTGTAAAAGAAAGTGATATTAATTTTTCTATTAGAAAACATAAATTTTTATTTATGAATAGACGATTAAGACCACAGCGTATTACATTACTTTCATTATTAGGTATTGATTTTATAAAAGAAAATTTAGTTTCATTTGACATTGATATGTTTGAAAGAGAAAATAATCTTTCATTTTTTTCACATCATTTACACACTAGTAATTTAGCATTAAGTGCATATAAAGAATTTCAAAATATAATTAAACTAAAAAAACAAACAATTGATTATGAAGATATAGAATCAGTTTGGGGATTTAATTTTGAAAATAAAGAACCTTATTTAAATTCATATATTCATATTTTATCAGAAACTAATTTTTACGAAACAGGATTATATCTTTCCGAAAAGACATGGAAACCGATTGGTCATCTACAACCATTTATAATGGTTAATAAGCCAGGTGCACTTGTTGAATTAAAAAAATTAGGATTTAAAACATTTTCTCCATTTATAAATGAAGAGTATGATAATATAAAAGATGATGCAGAACGTATGGAATCTATATATGCCGAAATTATGAGATTAAATTCATTATCTTTTGAAGAATTAAATGAGTGGTATAAATCAATTTTTGAAATACTTATTTATAATAGAAATTTATTGTTTGAATATGCAAATAATAAAGATGAAATCGAAAGTGAATTTATAATTAACTTAAAAAAAACTATTAATGAAAAAGCTTATTAAAAAAATAACAGATTGGTTCAAACAACGTAAATTAAAAAAACAATATAAAAAACGTTTAGAAGAACTCCGTAAAAGAGACCCATTCGTTTATAAAAATCACTAATTCTTAACTCATTCATATTTATACACTAATAGAGTACTACACAAATGAATGAACTAAGTCAATATCTTGTCAATCAAATTTTATTAGAAGATACCGAATTACACAACTTTGTTGTAGTATATTCAGGCAGATTCCAACCTTTCCATAAAGGACACCACGCAACTTATCAAAATCTTTGTAAAAAGTTTGGTAAGGATAAAGTGTTTATTGGAACATCTAATAAAACAGATAATAGACAATCTCCATTTAATTTTAAGGAAAAGAAAATAATCATGACTAAAATGTTTGGTATACCATCAAACAAAATAGTTGAGATTAAGAATCCTTATGCACCTACTGAAATCTTAAAAAACTTTGATGAAACTACAACTGGTTATATAAGTGTTGTTGGTGAAAAAGATGAGATGAGATTGGGTGGAAAGTATTTTGAGAAATATAAAGGTAAAATAGAACAAGGATATAAAGAAAAAGGTTATGTGTATGTATCTCCATCACAATCAAACCCAATATCAGGTACTAATGTACGAAATTGGTTAAGCAAGGGCGATGAGGAACAACAAAGAGCTGGATTCTTAAAAGCATATCCAAAGTTTGATGAAAAAATATTCAAACTGATTACTCTTAAACTTAAAACTATGAGTGAAGGAATGCCAGGTGGAATGGGTATCGGATTATCGTTTCCAAACGGAACAATTAATGGTGCACCGAAACCTGAAGATGTGAAAAAGATGCGTAAAAAATTAGATGATGAAGATGAGGTAAACGAAGAGATTAAATTAGATGTTAATATTGGTGATACCATATTAATGGGTAAATTTAAAAATAAAAAAACAGTAGTTAAGACAATTGGTAAAGACGAACATGGAATGCCAACTATTAATGGTAAAAAAGTGGCTACATTTAGAATTCTACCAAAACAAAATATTTTTAAAGAGGCAGCAACTGTCTCCGGCGGTGATGATTCACAACCCGATGGTGGATACCTACCAAAAGGTAAAGCAAGGGTATTAGGTGGTGATGATGGAGTTAATAGTAGTGATGATTGGTTTGTTAGGGGAGGTTATACCCAAACTGATTTTCCAAAAGCAGATGCAATATATGCATCTGATGATGAAAACCAAATAACCTTTAAAATTAAAACAAAAAACAACGCTAGAAATTTGAATAAACCAACTACATATCCACTTGGGTTTGATGATGTTGATGTCACTCACGAAGTTGAAAAAATTGAAAAGGCAGAAAAGAGATTGAAAAAGAAAACAAAACAAAAAGATTCTATTTCAGAATTAATAACTGATTATTCTGATTTATTAGATTCATTATTTGAAAGTGATGGCGAAGATGATAAATACGTGCACGTTGGGTATGGTAAATACAAAGAAAAAAGTAAAAAAGATGTAGAAGGTGCACCACTATTTAAAAAAGATGATAGTGGAAAATATAGTCCTATTGGGGGAGATGATAAGGGTGGTGAAGCTAAACCAACTGGTCAAGCAGTACAAGGTGCGGATATGTTTAAACACGATAAAAGTGTTAAACAACCTAAAGAAGAACCAAAACAAGAACCTACAAAATCATCATCTGATACGGCTGAAGTAGCAAATAAATTAAAGAATAGAAAAACAAAAAATGGTGAAGAATTAGATATTGATGTAACACCAAATGGTTCATTGATTATTGGAGTTGAACATGGAAAAAGGAAGAAAAGTAATAAAGAAACAATAGAACAAATAAAAACTTTACCTAAAGATACAAAAGTAATGTTTGTAGGCGAGGGTGGTATGAGTAAAGATAAGAATGGTAATATTGAATTTGGTGGAGAACAAAATGAATTTAGAAATGCAGTAAAAGGACACTTTGATAATGCAGAAGAAAGTAGTTGGGATGAAAACGCAGATGTATTGGATGATAAATCACCTGTATTTGATGAAGTAGCAAATGTATTAGGTGGAAGTAAATCTAAAGCTAAAGCTGCATTGTGGTCAAATATGTATGGACAAGATGGTCCTGATGAAAATATGTCACCTGATGATTATTTAGATGATGAAGGAAAAGAATGGTTAATAGACCAAGCAAAAAAAGGTGGAAGTTCAGAATTCGATGGTGAGGTTGATTGGAATAACCTAACTGATGCACAACAAAAAGACCTTTACGAATTAAATTATAGAGATGATGATGGGTATGGTGAAACTGAAATATTTAAAGCCCAAGAAGCATACAATGGATTCCGTCAAAGGGAATTAGATAGAAAAATCAAAGAGGCTGAAGATGCTGGATATACAGTAATTGCACCCGTTGGTAATTCGCATGTTGATTTGCGTAGACAACGAAACAAAAAGAAAGATACACAAGATACTCCAAAGACAGATAAAAATGTACCTAATTCTCTTAGTCCAAAGGTGGATATAAATAAAAATGCTCCAATGGCTCTTCAAAAAATTAAAGATGGTGTAAAGAATTGGAGTATAGACGAAAAACAATTTTTCATACAAAAAGTACACAAGGGAGAATCACCAGAACGAAGAAGTTTTGGAGAAGCAGTTAAAGACAAAGCTAAAGGTGCATTAGAAGCAATTAAACATGGTGCTAAACATGAAGTTCATTTGTTTAAAGAGGCCGGTAGTGGTGTTAAAAACTTTTTTAGTGGTGGTAAAGTTTCTGATTCTGAAAAAAAGGCTTTAATTAGTGTAGCTAAAAAAGTTGCATTAGCAGCAGCATTTGGTGCGGCTGGTGGTGGTTTGGCACATGGAGCTGCTGCTTTTGGTAAACACTTAATGGTGGAATTTATTCCTCATGTAGTTGTTGAAACTATAGCAATAGGTGCAGGTAAAGCAGCACTATTTGCAGGAGAGGAAGAATCAGATGCAGATATGTTAAAATTCATAGCTATTATAAGTAAGAAATTAGAAAGTGCAAAAATACCAAATGAAGTAATGGCTTCTGCAATAGAATCATTTAATTCTAATAAAGATGAAAAGGGTGATATTAAAGAAAATTATTACTACGATGGGACAGTTAATAATTACGCAGATTGGGCCAGAACACATCCGAGAAAATACGATAATAAAAAAGCTAATTTTAAAGTAAAAGATTCAGGTCAAGATGATTTAGAGGAAATCGCAGTTCAAACTGATTTTATTCCCGGTGGATTGTCAACCGATAAAAAATTAACTGATTTTGCTACAAAATATAATACTACCATTGAGGTAATAAAAGAAAAAATTAAAAATGGTATTAAAGTAGAAATGGAGCATACTTCAGATATTCGTTTTGCAACTGAAATAGCAAAAGACCATATTTGGGAAGATTTGAACTATTATACTAAATTAAAAAAAGTTGAAGATGGTGTTAAATCCGAAATGGCAAAAACCGATATGGATGCGGTTGAAAAATATGCAGATTCACAACTGAATCCAACTGATGTTGATTTAGGAAAAGAAACCGACCATTTCTTTCAAAGGTTAAACGACCCGAGAAATGGTAAGGAAATATCACCGGCAGAATTAACGGGATTATTCAAAAGATTGGTTAGAAACAAAAAGAAATTTTTAGAGTTTCTAAAACAATATAGAGAGTTTGTAGTTAAAGATAGAGTATCGAATATCAATATAGCATTTATTAAAGTTGCTGATAGATTGATTGCTAAGACTATAATGAGAAAAGCTGATTTTAAATCATCTACTCCAGTATTTACAACCGAATCAATAAACGAAGGGGATAGAGACCCTAAAGCAATAAAAGCTTACTATGAGGCGGTATGTAAAGATTTAAAAATAACACCTTTACCTGTGAAGTTTGGTAATGTTGGAAAAGGCGGTGCAGCATTAACTTACAATGTTAAGACAATGAAACCTCTTTACATTTCATTTAATGTAAATAGCATGCAAGACCCAGAATATGCTATTCTACATGAAATAACTCATCAAATAAAATTAGAAACTGAGCAGGATGCCTATATGGGTAAAAGAGACCAAACTGCTCAATTTAAAAAGTTAGAAAATAAACTTGTTGAGAAGTATATGTATTCAAGATTTTCCAAAATATTATGGGAATCGGTAAATGAATCAAAAGAATTAATAATGGAAGGTGGTGCATATGGACATATGAATCATCCATTTGATACTGAAATCAATTTAACCTTTGGTCAACTTAAAGATATTGTAAATCGTGCTTTAGACGGTAACTTAGAATTTGCTAGAGAGAAAACTGATGGTCAAGCCCTGGCTATAAGTTGGATAGATGGTAGATTAGTAGCAGCAAGAAACAAATCACATTTGAAAAACAAAGGTGCCGGTGCTTTAGATATTAACGGAGTGGCTGATAAGTTTGCGGGTAGAGGTGAATTAACTGATGCCTACAATTTCGCTATGAAAGACCTATCTAATGCTATAAAATCATTATCCCAAGCACAAAAAGATAAAGTATTTAAGAATGGTTCATGTTTTATGAACATAGAAGTGATATACCCTACTTCAGTCAACGTCATTCCTTACGGACAACCACTATTAGTATTTCACGGAACAATGGAGTACGATGAGAATGGTGATGCAATAGGGGAATCAGCAGAAGCAGGTAGAGTATTGGGTGGAATGCTTAAACAAGTAAATGCAGATGTTCAATCAAAGTATACCCTACAAGGACCACCAGTATTAAAGTTACCAAAATCACAAGACCTATCATCTAAAAAAGGTAAGTATCTTGCTATGATATCTAAATTACAAAAAGAATTTGGATTAGGTGATACTGCAGGTGTTGCTGATTACCATCAAGCATGGTGGGAGAACTTTGTAGATAAGAAAACACCAACTACATTAGATAACGCCACTAAAATGGGATTAGTTAAGAGATGGGCGTTTAACGAAAAGGGATTCCGTATTGATAAGAACTCAATTAAGGATGAAAAAACTCTTGCATGGGCTACTAAAATAGATAAGGAAGACCATAAGGGTATTTCAAAAGATAACTTAATGAAATTTGAAGATATTTTCTTAGGAGTTGGGGCAGATGTATTGGAATTTACTGCATCGGTACTAACAGTTAATCCAGATTCCGCTCTAAGGGATATGAAGAAACGTTTAGAACAAACTATAAAGGATGTTCAGGCAAGTGGAGACCCTAAGAAGATAGATAAACTAAAATTAGAACTTAAAAGATTAAATGCAATTGGTGGTGCTAAAAGAATCGTACCAATCGAAGGAATTGTATTTGTATATAACGGACAGACATTCAAATTAACAGGAGCATTCGCCTCTCTGAATCAATTATTGGGTATTTTTTACGCATAATTTATTTTATATATACTTATATATATATTAAAATAAAAACCTAATATATAATAATGGCAAAGGAATTTAACAAAAAGTTTATGCATCCAACTCGTAGGAAGTTGGTGGATATGGTTATGACCGGTGGTGAATATGCTAAAAACACCACAGTTGGGTGGGAAACCGCCAACATAGAACGAAAGGTTGGTGATGTTTGGGAAGATGAACATCATAGATATGAGAAAAAAGAGGGATTCACAATGAAAACTTCTAAAAACTCTGAAGCATTTGATGAAATCAGAAAATATATAGCAGAATTAGAAAGATGTTCTAATCCAGATTGTACTACAATAAAGATTAATAGTAATCACAAGAAGGTTATTAAAAAAACTGGATATTGTATCAATTGTTTAGCGGAAAGAGAACATAAAGTACGAGTTGCCGGAGTATGGGAACAATATGAGGATTATAAAATATACACTCGTATGATAATTGATGGTAAAATAAAATTAGAAGAACTCCAACAGGCACACGATGATGTGAAACCTTATTATGAATATATTAATGAGGATGGAACTACGGAAAAATGGGAATTACCAAATTCAGTAGAAAATACTCGTGCTGAAATAATGGAAATTATTACAAATGGTAAAGCAGAGTTACAAAAAGTAGAAGAGTTCCGTAATAAAGCATTTGAAATTTTAAAAGAACATAATTGTGAACATTACGTTTAATACAAAACAATAATGGCAGGAACTTCTTTAAAAGATATAATAAAATTAGAATACCAACGATGTGCTGGTGACCCTATATACTTTATGAAAAAGTATTGTATGATTCAACACCCTGTCCGCGGTAAAATACCATTTCATTTATATCCATTTCAAGAAAATACACTAACACAATTCAAAGACCATCGATATAACATCATTCTAAAATCTCGTCAAACTGGTATATCTACCTTAACTGCGGGATTTGCATTGTGGAAGATGTTATTTAATCAAGATTTTAACGTATTGGTAATTGCAACTAAACAAGAAGTTGCTAAAAACCTTATTACTAAAATTAGGGTAATGAATCAATATTTACCTAGTTGGTTAAAACAAACAACAGTTGAAGATAATAAACTTTCATTACGATACTCAAATGGTTCACAGGCAAAAGCAACTTCTGCAGCAGGTGATGCTGGTCGTTCTGAAGCACTATCCCTATTAGTATTTGATGAGGCAGCATTCATTGATAACATTGAAGAAATTTGGATATCTGCACAATCTACTCTATCAACGGGTGGTAATGCAATTATTCTTTCTACTCCCAATGGTGTGGGTAATTTCTTTCATAGGACTTGGGTTGGGGCAGAGGATGGAACTAATGGATTCAATACAGTCCGTTTACATTGGACGGTTCACCCTGAAAGAAATCAAGAATGGAGAGATGAACAACAAGTGCTTTTGGGAGCAAAGGGTGCAGCACAAGAATGTGATTGCGATTTCGTATCATCCGGTGATAGTGTCATAGACCCACAACTTCTAATGTTTTATAAAGAATCTTTTGTACAAGAACCATTGGAAAAAACTGGCTTTGATGGGAATCTTTGGAAATGGGAATATCCCGATTATCAAAAATCATATATGGTTGTTGCGGACGTTGCACGTGGAGATTCTACGGATTACTCCGCCGCACAAGTAATTGATATTGTTAATTCCGTACAAGTAGCAGAATATAAAGGAAAATTAGATACAAAGGATTTTGGAAATTTCTTAGTTTCCTTAGCAACTGATTATAACGAAGCACTTTTAGTAATAGAGAACGCAAACATTGGTTGGGCAGTTATCCAGCAGGTAATTGATAGAGGATATAAAAACTTATTCTATATGAGTAAGGATTTAAAGTATGTAGATGTAGAACATCAGATGCATAATAAGTTTAGGGCGGAAGAACGGGGTATGGTTGCAGGATTCTCAACTACATCTAAGACAAGACCCCTAATTATTTCAAAGTTGGATGATTACTTCAGAGAAAAATCTATCACCATACGTTCTAATAGGTTGATAGAGGAGCTTTTTACCTTTATATGGAACAACAATCGTGCGGAAGCAATGAGGGGATATAATGATGACTTAGTAATGGCTTTATCGATTGCTCTATGGGTGAGAGATACCGCATTGAGATTAAGACAAGAAGGAATTGATTTAACTATCAAATCATTAGGTGGAATTCAACAACAAGTACAAGAATCTGGGTTCTATGGTGGTGGTTCTATGGATGATAATCCGTGGTCAATGAAAGTGGGAAATCAAGACGAAGATTTGACTTGGTTGATTAAATAAAAAATTCAACATATTTATAGTGTATAATAAGATGCACTATTAAATAATATAATTTTAATATAAAAAATAAAATATGGCAGATACTACATTTTTCAATCGGTTAAAAAAACTTTTCTCTACAAAGGCAATTGTTACTGTCGATGCTAGTGGAAAACGAAAAGTTTTTGATGCGGATGAAAAACAACAAACAAACCTATCTTCATTAAAAGATAGGTACACAAAAATACAAAAATCTTTTTATGAACAAGCAGGTGGTGCACAATCAATGGCATACGCTCAAGTTCGTAGAGAAGTATTTAGAGATTTTGATGCAATGGACCAAGACCCAATTATAGCATCTGCATTAGATATTTACGCTGATGAATCTACACTTAAAAATGAATTTGGTGATATTCTAACAATACGTTCAGATAATCAAAGAGTACAAGAATTATTAGAAAATCTTTTCTATGATATTCTTAATGTTGAATTTAACTTATGGCCGTGGACACGTAATATGTGTAAATATGGTGATTTCTTTTTAGGACTTGAGATTGCTGAAGGTAAAGGTATAGTAAACGTTACTCCACACTCACAATATAATACTGAAAGAATAGAAGGACATGACCCTGAAAATACTTCACTTGTTAAATTCAAAGTACAAGAAGACCCAATCGGTAAAGTAGAGTATGATAATTTTGAAATGGCACATTTCCGTTTATTATCAGATACAAACTGGTTACCTTATGGTAAATCAATGATTGAGAATGGTAGAAGGTTGTGGAAACAATTATCCCTAATGGAAGATGCTATGTTAATCCATCGTATTATGAGGGCACCTGAAAAAAGAGTGTTCAAAATTGATATTGGTAATATCCCACCAACCGAAGTTGATAACTACATGCAAAAGATTATCAATAAGATGAAAAAAGTTCCATTCTTAGATAAGACAAGTGGTGATTACAATTTAAAGTATAATATGCAAAACCTTACGGAAGATTTTTATCTACCGGTAAGAGGTGGTGATAGTGGAACTGCTATTGAAAACTTAGCAGGATTAGAATATGCTTCAATTGAAGATATTGATTACTTAAAAGCTAAATTATTTGCAGCATTAAAAATTCCTAAAGCATATTTGGGATATGATGAAAATGTAAATGGTAAAGCAACCCTAGCAGCAGAAGATGTACGTTTTGCAAGAACAATCGAAAGAATCCAACGAACAATTACTTCAGAATTATCTAAAATAGCAGTTATCCACTTATATGGTAATGGTATTCAAGATTCTGAAATGACTAATTTTGAAATTGGATTAGTTAACCCATCTACAATCTACGAACAAGAGAAAGTAAACTTATGGAGTGAGAAAATCCGTTTAGCAACTGATATGCAAAGTTTAAAGATGTTATCTAAAGATTGGATATATGAAAATATATTTAAATTATCAGAAACAGAACAAACTGAACAAAGAGGTAAAGTGGTTGAGGATTTAAAAGATACATTCCGTTATAACTCAATAGAAAACGATGGTAATGACCCTGCAAACCCTCCAAAACAAAATGATGTTGAAGAAAGTTTAGAAAATCTTAAAACAGAATTGAAGGATAAAGGTGGTAGACCCCGCGAAGGTAATACTTATGGTAAAGACAAACATCCTTATGGAAGAGACCCATTAGGTGATGATGAGAGAACTTCAAAGAGAAGTAGAACATCTGAAACAAAAGCAATGAATTACATCAATGGGATTTCATCAAAAAAGAAATATTTACACGAAACTAAAGATATGTTAGATGAAACTAATATTATCGATGATACGGAAAATTAATCTAACTTAGAATTTTTTATATTTATATATAGAAATTTGAGTCTATCAAAATAAGGATTTAAAATACAATGAAAAAAATTAAACATTCGAAATTTAAAAATACAGGGTTTTTATTTGAACTCTTAACTCGTCAAATCACATTGGAGATTTTAAATAATGCTCCAGTTGAGAAGGCTAAAAAAATAGTACAAGAATTTTTTGGTGGTAAAACCGAATTAGCAAAGGAATTGCGTTTATTCAATTTACTTACAACTGAAAAATATAATTCAGAAAGTAAAGCAGAAAAATTTATTGATG